GGCTGGAAGAGCGGCGGAAAGCGGGGCAGGACATCCCGAAAATAATTGATGAGGTGGCGGAAGTTGCCACCATTGAAGCGGTTAGAAAAGCAAGGGACAACACCCCGCCGAACGGAAATGCACCGCTTGCCGGAACCAATATGCGAACCGGGGCGATGGCGGCAGCGTGGGAGAAGGACAGCATAACAACCCCGACACACGGAAAAACAGTTCTTGTCAACTCACAGCTTTATGCGTCATACGTTAATGATGGGCATCGGGTCGATCAACATTATGTTCCGGGCCTTTACCCGAACGGCGGATTGCTGGAACGCGTGGATCCTAATGTCGGCGGTATTGTTGTAGGTACGCAAACAAGTTACGTTAAAGGCTTATTCATGAAAGAAAAAGCCATTGGAAAATATCGGTCAACGGTTTATCGGATGTTGAGCGAAAAGGCGCGGGAGGTTCTCAAATGATTTATTCGATTGACAACTTGATAGAGAGTATCGCCGCGCAGCTCAAAACGGTTTACCCGGATTTGCCGGTGTACGACAGTTACACATTGCAAGGGTGCAAATACCCTTGTTTTTTTGTGTTCTTGATGCCGTCAAACATCAGCGATCAGATTGACGGCGTAGACAAGCGGGAAAACTATTTTGATGTGGTATTCGTCCAGGAGCGCAACGCGCCGAACGCTTATGGTACCCTTTACAACATTGCCGATTCGCTTGATGAGCTGTTGGATGTGGTAAATTATACCGCTGATGGAGAAACCGTGCCGCTTCACACGCACGAACGGAATTACAGTATCGACGATCAAGAGTTGCATTACAAAATCAAGATTATAGCAAGGGTATCGCGGCCATATACCCCGAACCCGATGCAGACGGAGGAAACCGATGTCGGAATCAAAGAAGGTTAAAAAGACGGCCCCGGAAACGGCAGAACCGAAATACACACGGGAACGCCTTTTAAAATGCAAGGCCCTTGCTAAATATCAGCGGGACTTTGTAACCGTGGCACTTGTTAACCCGGAATACACAATCCCGGAAGCAATAAAGGCGGTTGAAGCCGTCCTTAAAGAAAGGAGTCATTAACAATGGCGGGTGGAATATGGATTAGTGAGAATAAGACAATCCCCGGCGTATACATCAATGTCAAATCTCAGCCTTCGGTTACTGCGAACATTGGAGATAAGGGCATCGTAGCAATCGCCAAAGCATTATCCTGGGGACCGGTTGGCGAGGTAATGGAGATTACCCCCGGAACCGATGTTACCCCGTATATCGGCTATGATATCAGCACATCACAGGCGCAGTTTCTGCGTGAGATGATGAAAGGTTCCGATGTTACCAGCGGCCCGATGAAGATTCTTCTGTGGCGCGCACAGGGTGCGGGCGGCGTAGCGGCAACCGCAACCAACGGCGGTCTGACTGCAACGGCGAAATATGTTGGTGTTCGCGGTAACGATATCGCGGTGGCGGTAATCGCGGACCCCGATGCTGAAGGAACTTTTATTGTGGAAACGATTGTCGGCGGCGCTGTTGTTGATAATCAGAGCGTAACCGCGATCAGCGGTCTTGTTAACAACGCATGGGTTAACTTTAGCGGTTCCGGCGCACTTTCCGCAGCGGCGGCGAAATCACTTTCCGGCGGCGTGGACCCGACAGCATCTGCAACAGATGACGCGGCATTCATGACGGCTATTGAAGCATACGATTTCGATATCGTGGCGTATGATGGCGCGGCACCGACAGTAATTGATGCGTATGTGGCATTCGTTAAACGGCTGAATGAATCCGTAGGCCGCAAGTGTCAGATGGTAGCGGCAAACATTACCGCCGCCAATACCAAATACGCCATCAGCGTTCAGAACGGTGTCAAACTGGCTGATGGTTCAGAGCTGACAGCAAATCAGGCGGTTTGGTGGGTTGCCGGTGCAGAAGCTGGCGCAATGTATTATCAGTCGCTTACTTATGCGCAGTATCCGGGCGCGGTATCTGCTAACCCGAAACTGACGGATGAACAGGCGGCATCCGCTGTTTCTGCCGGACAGATTGCATTCATCGATACTTTCGGAGTTGTTAAGGTTTGTTCGGACATTAACACAAAGACAACCGTTACCCCGACAGAGGGCGCGGAATTCAAAAAGAACCGCGTTATGCGTGTTATCATGCAGCTTTGCAATGATGTTTATGAGCATTTCAGCAACAACTTTATCGGCAAGGTAGACAACAACGCCGCCGGGAGAAACCTTCTGCGCGGATGGATTGTTGGTTACTGTAACGAAATGATGGCAAATAACGGAATTCAGAATTTCACCGCTGATGATGTCGAGGTTCTGCCGGGTGCAGAGATTGACGCCGTTCTGATTAACATCAACATCCAGCCTATCGACGCAGTAGAGCGCATATATATTTCTGTGACTGTAACCGCCAACGGAACGACCGTTGCAGTGGCATAAAGGGGGTAAAAGATGAGCTTTTTACTTGAGCGTGACGCCCTTAACGGTAAATCCGGCAAGGCGTTTATCACAAAGAACGGAAAAAACTATGAGCTGTTCGGGCTGAAGAAATTCCAGTCTGATGCAGAATTCCAGGAATCCGATTTCAAAGTTGTCGGAACAACCCTTGTCCAGAAGAAGACAACGGGCGTTAGCCTTACCGGATCCGCTACGGTTTATTATGGAACCCCGATTTTCCTTGAAATGCTTCAGGAATATCTGAAGACCGGCAAGCTGCCCTATTTCACATTCCAGATTACGAACGATGATCCGTCTGCATCCGTGGGCGTTCAGACGGTGGTTCTGTACAATGTGAAGCTGTCAAAGGTTCCTGTCGCTATGCTTGATGCAGATGCAGAATGGTTAGAGGAAGAAATCAGCTTCAGCTATACCAACGTGGAAGTGCTGAACGCATTCCATAACCCGGCAACGCTGGGCAACTAATCCAACATCAAATCAATGTTCCGGTGGGCGAATAACCCGCCGGAATTCTTTTTTTCGGAGGACAATCTAAATGGCTACTTTATACGCATTCTTACACCCGGAACCCATCGAAAAGACAAAGGATGTTATCATTTCAAACCGTTTCAAAGATGAGGACGGAAAGATCGTTCCGTTTACCATCAAGAACATTACACAGGAAGAAAACACCGCATTAAACAAGAAATGCAAGCGCATTGAAACCGTTAAGGGAATGCGGATGGAATCCTTTGATTCGGTTAAGTATACGAATATGCTTGTTGTGGCGTGTACGGTCAAGCCGGATTTCCGGGAGGCTGATATCTGTGAAGCCTATCACACAATGGATCCGCTTGATGTTCCGTCCCGGATGCTGACGGCGGGCGAATTCACAAAGTTAACACAGGAAATCATGGATCTTAATGATTTCGATGATGTGGAATCCCTGGAGGATGAAGCAAAAAACTAATTGAGAGCGGACACATGGAAACGGAACTAGCGTTTTATATGTTCGCTAACTTTGGGACTTTGCCGGAAACCGTCGCGGCGATGTCGGACAGAGAAAAACTTGTTTGCTGGGAGATGGCAAAACGTGAGATGAAAGGAAGGCGGCAAAAGTAAATGGCGGGAATCAGAGAACCTTTTGAGATCGTCGATAGAGCTACAAAGCCGCTGGCGGCGATAACAGATAAATTCGGACAATGCTATCAGAGTATCACATACGTTAATTCTGAGTTAGATCGTTTTGCCGGACTGGGATCACTTGCGGGGCGTGTGCTTGGGATGCTTGGCGGCGCGGCCCTTGTGCGCGGTGCTATTGCCCTGTCGGATGAGCTGTCGTTGACGGAAACCCGATTAAGAAATGTTAATGACGGTTTGCAGACAACGGCAGAGCTTCAAGACATGATTTATAACGCGGCGCAGCGTTCGCGTGGTTCCTATCAGGATATGGCGCAGATGGTGGCAAGCCTTAAAGCACAGACAGGCGATACTTTCAGCAGCGTCAGAGAAGCCGCCGGATTCGCTGAATTGCTGACAAAACAGTTCAAGATCGCCGGAACGGATGCCACCGGCATTTCGTCCACCATGTACAACTTGACACAGGCCCTTTCAACCGGCGTTTTGCGCGGTAATGATTTAAACATTGTCATGTCGAACGCGCCGCAGATCGCGCAGAGAATCGCGGATTATATGGGCGTGTCGGTGGGCGAAATAAAGAAGATGGGCGCCGAAGGAAAGATTACCGCAGACATTGTAAAAAATGCAATGTTAAGCGCGGCGGATGATATCAATGAGCAATTCGAATCGATGCCAATGACCTTCGGGGATGCCGTGCAAAAGTGCAAGAATATGGGCATTCGCGCCTTCCAGCCGTTAGGGCGAATGATTGCAAACGCTATCAATTCGCCACAGTTTAACGCCGCTATGAACGTTATTGCTAACGGAATAATGAATCTTGCGGTGGTTGGCACGATTGCATTTACGACTATCGGAAACCTTGCGAAATTTGCCGCTGACAACATGGGCAAGATCGCGCCGGTATTAACGGCCCTTGTTGCGGCTTTCACTATTTACAATGCCCTGTTGGCGGTATCGACAGGCTTGCAAGCTGCGCATGATGCCGTTATGGGCGTTGCGGCTGTTGTCCAGGGCATTTATTCGGCGGCAGTTACGGCGGCGGCCGGCGGACAGTCTGCATTTAATGCGGCGCTGGCGGCTTGTCCGATAACGTGGCTTGTTGCGGCTATAGCGGCGGCTATCGTGGCTGTTATCGCCCTGATTCTGTGGCTGCATGAGCTGGCCGCAACCGGGCATACCGTATTCGGTGATATCGCCGG